TCATTTTGCCGGCTGGGCGATCGCCCCGATACGACGATAAACGCGCTTGGTGATCTCTTGTTCAGAGTGGCCCAGCAGGAGGCTCGCGTCCGCAATGTCAGTGATTTCCGACGCTGCTTTTGGTCGGATATCCTTGAATTGGAACTGGCGGATCTTCTCTGCGTCATCAGTCCGGCCCTCTCTGACCGCCAGCGTTCGAGCCGCTTCCCGGGCGTCATCCCATCTGTTACGTAACATCTGCTGAGAAACGCGCATCCCCGACTTGCTGAGGATGAAGTGCTGCGAGCTCTGCTGTTTGTTCCTCTCCATGATTTCCTCTATGAGAAGGCCTAGGCTATTTTTCACGCCATCGGCCTGCATCTGGATTCGAAGGCGCTTGCTGGTTTTTCCTTGCTGCACCGTCAAGTAATCCCCCTCTATGTCTCCACTCGTCATTGCGATAACGTCGGCCGGGCGCTGCCCCGTCAAATAGGCCAAGTCCATCGCGTCTTTCAGCTCCTGCGGAGCTTGTCCATATACTGCCGCCCAGACCATGTCGTTTGCGTAGTAGTCCCGTACCTTTTCCTTGTTTTTCCGAACGCCAGCGCATGGGTTCTCCCGATCGGTGAAGCCCCATTCCCGCGCCATATTGAACACATGGGACAGCAGGGCAATTTCCCTGTTCGCCCTGGTCTTGGCCGTCCTTGCGTCCCGATACTGCGCAACCATTGACGGGGTAATGGCATCGATCGGCGCGTCATCAAACGCATCTCGTAGATACTTGAGCTCAGCCCTGTTGTCCTTCTGGGTGCGTGGAGCCTTCTTCGGGATAATGTCCCGCGCGTATCTGTCAAAAATCCCCTTCATGACCTTCAGGTCGGCGGGCTTGGCCTTGGCTTCCAGTTCGGCCCATTTCAACCTTGCCTTGTCGAAGTCACTGCCAAGCGATAGCTCCTTGCCATTCGCGTCCCGATAGTAGTACCCCACCCAAACAGTACCGTTCTTGCGGGGGCGTTTACGCCGCACCATGCCTGGCGGCAAATCCCTATTCTCTGTCTTGCGGGGGCGCATATCATCTCACTCTGGAAAAGTCTGGTGTCCAGGCCGGACGCGCCGGAGGCGGATTTGGGTCAGCGATTGCCGGAGAAACCATGCCCAGCTTCATGCGGGCATACATCCGGCCAACAAGCGGACGCTTGCCGCGGCTTTCGACGAACACCCAATGGCGATCTATCAGCCAGCGCCGCTGGTAGGCCCTGGCTTTGTAGCCGGTGAGTTCGGCCAATTCTTCGTCCGAAAGAATTTCTGCTTCCATGATGCTGCTCCATGCCGCGCGTGGCGGCAGAAATTGGTTATTGGGTGGCTTTGGCGATGGCTTCCGCCAGCCTTACTTGGGTGCCGTTTCCGTTGCCGGCCGGCTTTATGCGGTTGATCACCGCCAGCGCCTCAACGGCTGCGGCAAGTAGTTCCGGCGCCGCAGAAATCAGGCGTGCATCGGCGGGGCTCTGGCAGGCGAAGTAGCCGTCGACGTTTTGGAGGAAAAGGTTTTCCTCACCGTGCCTGCCGCTGAAGGTCACGCAATCCTTCATCCGACGATGGACATCCCAAGGGCCAGGAGTAACTGGTTTTTCGGACATGAGTATTCCTGGCCCGCCGTTCACCGGCAGGCTGGTAGGTGGAAGAGTAAAAGAGTGCGCGATACAGCTTGGCGAGATGAAAGTTCAATAAGTTAGAGATAATTCACTTTGCTGCCCTGAAAGGGAGTAAAAGTGACGAATTCTCTGAAACGGACCGACATGATGTTTTCAAAGCAACGAAGGCGGGTGTTTTGGGAATGGAAGGACAGCGAGCTTCACACACGGTGTCACGATGGTTTGCTTCCTGATGGGGGACAGATCGACGTCCAAGTCCGCACTTCTCGGACGGGGGCGGTTCAGTTATTTGTGAGCGCTTACAACGGAAGCGGGCGCATGCTCTTTGAGGAGTACTACAAAGAGCGGCCAGGGGAATCTATGAGCGCAGCCTTGGCTTACGGTGTTGCTCGAGCAATGATTCTTACGGCTACGAAGCTGTCCCCTTTACCTTCCACCGCGCGCCTTGGCATTTATCGCTCCGCCTGATGTGCTGAATTCGTCAGCGTGCCCCCTTGTAGATGAGCCAGGCCATGTAGGCGAGGGCGATCATGGCGTCACCTCGCGGCGCGCCCACCAGCAGACCGGGCCGTCATCGGTGTCATGGAGAGCCAGGCAGAACCAGCCTTCGCCATCTGGGCGATCTGGCTTCCAGTAGCTGTAGTCCGGACCGCTGGATTCGAAGTAGCGATTGGCAACAGCCTCGTCGGCATACTCAAGGCTCACCATCGCCACGTCCAAGCCCTGTTCAGCTACCCATGCTTTGCACTTGTCACCGTCGCCCTCATCGAAGTCGGGCATATCTGGGTGCTGAAACGAACCCATTTCATCGCGCACGACCGGTGCTGGCTGAATCAATTTGATTTCTTCAGGCATGACTTCGTCCTTACCGCTATAGCGGCTGAAAGTTGTACAGCGAATTTGAGTTCGTACAGCTGTTACGACCAGTTGTCCGATACCGTTTCGGCAGGGTTTCACTTCGTTCGAATGGGTCTATTTTTGGACTTTAATGACCCTCACAAAGAACAGACGGGAGGGCTCTATGAGATTTAGAGGCGACCTCTTCTGGGCGTGGGCAGACCCCGAAATCCACCACAGAACACATGATGAAGTCCTCAATGATGGGACCCTCATCGACGTGCAGGTCAGGCTATCGCGCGAGGGAAAAACTGAAATGTTCATTGGGATTTATGCTCCCGATGGCATGGCGTTGCATGAAGAGACTGTTGACTCACGCCCTAACGAGTCGATGACCAGGGTTTTGGCTTGGGGTGTCGGTCGAGCTCGTCAACTGGCTGCTGCAGTAGGTGCGAGTACTCACCGACCAGCTACGGCGAAATAGCGGTGGAGTACAGATGTACTCCTGTCCGCGTTCGCCCCGCTTCGATGTGCCGCTATAGCGGCTGACTTTGAAGTTGGGGAGGATTTACCGGTGGTCAGACCGGATGAATTAGCTGGAACGGCTGTGCTCAACCGCCTGAGTGACGACTGTTACTCGATGGTGGTGATCTCCGCCCAGGGCACAAATATGGCTTCTATCGACGACTTCAGGGTCGAGTCACACAAGCTTCTGTTGGAGCTGGACGCCGCCACAATGGGCATGATGCAACTGGTTTCATCCAGAGTTGTTTCAGGCCCCGCCTGGGACGTTGCGAGCAAGAGGCAGCACGATGCCTATGCGTGTTGGGATGCCTTTATGAATGCCCCACTCGTACCCGTTCCCGTTAATTGCCCGCCTGCTATCTGAGCTTTCCATTCGGCGTAACGCCGTTATTGCGGCTAACTTTGACGGGGAGAAACCGCTTATCGGGTAGGGTTGGTGAATCGATTCTTGTTTGTCACGAAAGTGAAACACCTCGCTGCGGTCTACTACATTTGAGCGATCAGCCAAAAAAGGGGTAGTTCATGACTTGCTTGATTTGTGGTGAGCCTGCAGTGGCAATTGATGCTGATGATGATTACTTGGAAAGAAGCTGCCCGAAGTGTGGACAATATAGAATCACCGGTGCGGCGCTTGTGTTGATGAAAGCACACGGCTGGCGCTTCGACGTGGAACTGGCTAGGAAATGGATTGGGGAACACCAGGGATCCGGAATGATTCCAACTATCGATTCGCACCAGGCAGGTCGTCTGATTGACGTTTAAGGTAACGCTGCTCGAGATAGGGCGGCCGGGTCTTTGATCATGACTTCCTCCTTGCCGCTATAGCGGCTGAAGTTAAATGGAGAGATACTTCTTGCCTGTAATTGGAGAGTTCCCATGGATCGGCGAGAAGAGTTTTTGGAAAAAGCGCTAGCGGTTCATCGCGAATATGAGTTGGCCACCACCGTCATGCGACAGATGATCAGCGAGAAAAAAACGTATGGTCCTGAATGGAATTTAGCGGACGCTCGTCAAAAGGCGGCTCTCGAAGACTGGACATCGTTGCTTCGGAATTATTCAGACATTCATAAAACGAGATGAATCGTTGGGATGACGGTGACGCTTGGGTCACGCCGTTAGCGTTAATGAATTATGGTCATTCGCCCTGGTTGGCCAGCATGTTCAGGCGCCGGAAAGAGGTGCCTGGGATTCCCTGATCTTGCTCACTTTCCGCTGGATTTTGGCCCAGCGCCCGATACGCGATGTCACGCATGACCTCCACCGAGGTGACCCGCATGTCGCGTTCATCATCAGCGAACGCTTCGCAACGCCCGTGAATTCGAGTGAGGGCGCTCATCAACTCATCAATCCGCTGATCCGCTGCGTTCAGGCGCAGCTGCAGGGCGTCACGCTCGGCGGCGATGCGGTCGAAATCATCGACCAAAACCACGATCGGCCGGAATACAGCCTTGCTCTCACCTTCAACGCCAGGGATGAAACCTTTTAATTGCCAGCGCTTTACATCCGGCTGGGACATGGCGAGTTTGTTTTCTGTGGGCATGATTGTGTGCCTCGGTGGTTAAAGGAAAAGTTGGCTAAGCTCATGGCGGTGGAATCTCAGGGGTACAGCCATGACGAGAAAACTGATCTGCCAGAAGTGCAATCAAGACACGTCTGTAGAGCTTTGCTTTGACGATGACATCGATAGCCAGGTCTTCAATTGCGAGCACTGTGGTGGGAGGCATGTTGAGGTAGAGACCGGCAAACTGCCGGGCTTCCCTGCCTTGAGCAGGTTCCGACTAGATGAAGATGAGTGATCGCGCCTTCGGCCAGGCATGATGTTTTTTGTGGGTAGGGGGCGTCCTATGCCGGGTCATGCCCGGGCGGTGGAGGGTGGGTGTGGATCAGCTACAGTTGATATGTCATCCACAAGGAGTCAGGTATGAGCATTACTGTCTGTGTCGTATGTCGCGAGAGTGCCGAGAAAGCCTTTCCGGTAGGCAGTTTTGATGAGTTTAAATGTCCGAACTGCGGCTACTACTCAGTCAATCGGCAGTTAATTGAGGAAATGGCGGCAGCAAAGCAAATCTTTGACACTGAGCGTACCCAGCAATACTTGAAGATCCAGCTTCGGTCAGACCAGGTCCCAGCGATTACGCGCATCGAGGCTACGAAGCATGAGTTGATTTCGGGGAGCCTGCGCAATAGGTGAGGGCGAGTCAGGCGGCCGCTGTCGATTCAGGCGAGTAGTCCATCCACGAAAGCTTGGTCGCCGACTTCCGCCTTGCATCGTTCTGCGGCAGCTTGACCTTTGCTCTGATGATGACGTCACGACAGCGCCCGAGCTTGCGGATCCGCTCAGCGTATTCGGCAGCGTACTGGGGAGCATCAAACATACTGCTGAGTTGGGCGACCCGCTTGCCGTCCATGATCTTGATCACGCGATCCTCGACAGCCTGGAGCCATTGGCTCATCGAAAGCTCGATGCGCTTGCCCTTTTCAATCTTGAAGTCGCGAACCTTGCGCTTCGCCTCTTCGCGGGCGAAGTGTTCATTCATTCCGAAAACGGCAAATGTGCTCATGGGCAATCTCCAGACAGACGCCTGCCTAGCCGGCTGGCGCGATTCGTTGAAGTGGGGTATTTGTGTTCAGCCCGGCATGGAGCCGGAAGGAGTTTTGAATTGAAGCGATTTTTGCTGGCGCTTGGCGTACTGATGCCAATGGCTGCTTCGGCCAAGCCCCTGGAAGAGCAATACCCGGCGCCCTGGATAAAGGCAGACAACCCAAGCATCACACGCGCCTTTGCTGAATCTGGCGTCGAGGGCTGCGGCAAGTACCGGTACCGAGTCAGCAGCGACAGCAAATCCGAATTTTTGGTTTACTGCACTCGCGGCGGAAAGGCGACCCAAGCATTTATGGTCTGGCCAAACATTCACAAACTGATGGGTCCCTATCCGCCAGAACCTTCACTTCCTTGAGTCAGGCGGCTGCGCGCTTGAGCTGTTCAGTGAGCTGGGTTGGAAGGCCGCGCAGTGTCAGCGTTCCGCCTGCTTCGTCGAACTCGATCTTCGATCCGAGCAGGTGCTGTTCGAAGCTTATCGACAGGCCTTCGGCCCGGCCGGTGAAGCGCCGGAATTTGTTCAAGGTCTTCTTGTCTGGCGGCAAGGTGTCGGAGAGCCCATAGTCGGCAGCCTTGATGAAGTCGGCGAACGCCTTGGGCTGGTCTTCGTCGATCAACTCGGACAGCTCGTCGAGGGTGATCGGCTCGCCGAGCTTGGCCTGGGCCATTGAGTAGCTGACAAGAGTGTTCGTTTTCTCGCGGGCCGATTCTTCGCCGAGGTCTTCACTCTCAACGTAATCGCTGAACGCCTTGAGCAGCGTGCGCGTCTCGCCCGGGCCGTCGACACCTTCCTGACAGCCAATGAAGTCGCGGAAGTAGTCGGTTGCCTTTCGGCCGTTCTTGCCCTTGATGAATGAGATGTACTGGCGGGATGCTGGATTGCTCTTCCACTCGCTTAAGTTGATCCGCGCGGCCAGATGGATGTGATCGAGATCCAGCCATGTCTGTCGCCGGCGCTGGTGCACCTGGTTGCTGATCCGTCTCACGCTGCGACCTTCACCTGATGCCAGGCCCCGGCGGCATAGAACACCTTCGCGGCCTGCGCCTCATCGAGCGTCACTTCCGCGGGAACTGCGATCCACCCAGAAGCAACCAGGTGGTTTGGGTTGCAGCTATCTCGCAGCTCCAGGTAGTAATCAGCGCCTGCCCACCGGTCTGAGCGCAACGCGAGGCCGATCTCGACGTTAAGGTGCTTGGACATAAAGCCCAGCACTTCAGCCTCACCGGCCTCCTCCGCTTTTTTCATTTCCCGGATGAGGAATTTCTCGCTCACCGAGTACCCCATGTTTGGGTTGGTGATGTAGAAATTCTCCGACTTGCGGTGATCATCAGCCTCAAGGATCTTTTTCGGAAACTCGTAGATCACCGGCAGGAAGTTCGGATCGACAATCGTGCCGTCACGCACGCCGCGGGCGTACTGGAGCTTCTCGCGAAACACGCCCGCCGGTGGCTGGTCAGACTGCGTCGTGAGATAGATCACGAACCCTTCGGGCCTAGAGGCAAGTCCACCGGTGGCTTCGCGCAGCATGTTGGCCGCGTGCGGGTTCTTGCCAAACAGGTGGAGCTCGTCGACCAGGACGACGGCGGCCTTCTTCCCACCGACAGTGTTTTGATCGGCGGCCACCACCTTTAATGTCGCCCCGGACTCACGATGGGTGATCGTCCGAACGTGATCCTGCACATGCAGTAGCGCCGAAAGCTCTTCGTCGTGTTTGACCATGTCGCGCGCCGGCGCGTAGGCGTTGTTCGCCACCTCGATCGTCGGCGCCAGGATGATGAATTCGGCTGACTGGCGCCAGTTCCGAATCAGCACCGTGAGCATGATCGCGGCAGCAATGGTGCTCTTTGCGTTCTTTTTGCTGATGAGGAGAAAGAACTCCTGAATCAGCCGCTCGCCAGTATTGGAGTTGTAGGCGCCGAAAATGGCACCGGCCAGGTCACTGATCCACGGTGCACAGGATTCGCCAATCAACGGGCTACCCGGTGCGTCGACAATCCGCAGGTCATTGAGGACCTGCATGCACGCGGCCGCCTCATCCGGAAACAGCGGCGGAAACGGAACCAGTGATTGTCGATTGATGATTCGCGACTCCCAGTCTGGGCACGCTGTGTCCCAGGTTGGTTCGTTCACTTATTTCACCGATCGCAAATGAGTTGGGGGTGGAGGTGCAGCGCCGAACTTGCCTTTGGCAGCCTTCTTCGCGGCATCTTCCTTTTCTTCTTTTTTGCCGCCTTCACCTTTACGCGGATGAATGAACGGCATGAGCGCTTTCGCTGCGTCGACCTTTAGCATCAGTTCGAT